TCTCTAGGCGATGCGGATTATCGCGTTTGACGCATCCGCTGTTGGGAAGGTAATCGTAAAATCACCCGCCGTGCTGGTCTTGTCACCACCGAAAGCTAGAGTACAAACAGACGTATCACCTGACGTATCTTCATTAAATATCAATGCACCGTTAGCAGTAATTGTGCTGCTAGAAAATGTTACGTCAGCAAAGTCTGTAAACGCTGTAGTGCTACTTGTGCTTGGATCTACACGAGTTAATGTAGCACCTTTTGCTGTATATCCTGTGCCAGACACTTCGTTTGAAGTGCTATAAGCAGTAGTGCCTGCGCCTAAAGATGCCGAACTCGTGTATAAAGCTATCTTGAAGGTGTCACCACCAGAGTTTAAAAAATTGTGCTTTGCTTCCAAAAGTTCTTTTTTAAAGCTGGTGCACATAGCTGTAGATATAGCCATTATAGTCTCCTTAAAATGTTAGCCATTTCTGGTTGGCCTTGGTTTTCTAACTCCGCAATCAAAGTGGTTCTGTCGCTTTTTATTGCCTCTTTCATATACAGACAAACTAAAGTTTGTACCATTTCTTTAAATGCTTCCGCTTGTGCAGCTATTGCTGGATGGCAATTGCCCCCAACACTAACGATTCTATCTGTGGCTTGTTGCGCCCAAAACTCTGGGTCATGCCCTTTGTGCTGTGTGGTAGTTACAGCAACCTGCCCTATCTCCATCTCTGGTGCTTTTACAAACACGTTATGTTACCGCCTGTGTATATTGACCTTGCCTGTACGTATCGCCACGTAACTTACCGTCACCCATGTTCTTCAACAAAGTAATCGACTGTAGATACATCTGTTGATACATCTGCACAAGATCAGGTTCACCTTTCATAAAGCGTATGGCTTCTACCAACGCTCCGTTTAACAGTGCAGAATCAAAGTTTTCACCCAACCACGGCAGCGTGCTTGCTGTGACAATAGACTCAGGATAGTAGCCATAGTGTAACTCAGCAGTTAGATCTGCGTTGGGGGTAGGGCCAAGAATAAATGTACCATCGTTAAAGTTAGCATAGTGTTTAGGTATACCTGTAGACGTAGGCGTGGGGTAGGCTTCTCTAATAAAGTTAACATCTTTATCAAGAAGATAATCGTATGACCCATCAGAATTAACTATCGCTAGACTGTATACATACAAGAAGTCAGACGGCACAGCTAGATATTTGTTACCGCTGGTAACAGAACCAGTTACGTTCTTACGAAGCGCAGGTAGCTGAACCGTGTTGTATATGGTCTGCTCTGCCTGCTGTGTAAACAATGCGATCTGATCGCTTGTAAACGTAGTCTCACAAATATCTTGTATATTTGCAGTCAGTTGTGAGTAGGTCATACTCATAAATTATGCCATCGGCCCTCTTGCCATCGTGCCTTTTGTAGCTGCGCCCGTACCACGAATCTTGATTCCTGTGGTCTTAACGTCTTTCATATCTGTTTGTGGCGCACCTTTTACAGGTTTTATCGTGCTCATCTTCTTCATAACATCACCTACGTTGTCGTTACCGTTACCGTTCCTATCTGTCCAGTGGCTACTAAATCATTAGGAGTAAGACCAAAAGGATCTCTACCTACACCAACCGGGTTGAACCCATACTGTATCTGCCTGCTACTGTTTACCCCCGCATCTCCTAGACTTCTATCTGGTCTTGGATCACGTATAGCCTGTGGGTCATCCACAGGAAACTCACCCAACTTTAACTGAGGATGATCAGGACTCCAACACTCAGGACACGCTTTTAAGTTTGTACTTCTACCTTTTCGTATTATCTCTTTGAGTTCACGTAACTTGTAGCGAAAACCACATATGTCGCACATAGCGACAGCGATTTTGTTTGACGCAAACCTCCTAGACATAACTCATTCTGGGCACAAACTTAGCTGGCGTCTTTACTCTGTCTTCTTCCGCGGCTAGTTTGAACTGTTCCTCATAAACTTCTTTAAGTAGAGGGATACGATTCGCCAGCTCTGGGTCTTTCATAGCGATGTAGTACGCCAGACCTGCAACAAGACATGGTAGAAAACGGAAGTTTACGTCCGCGGTCTCTACACCGCTACCTGCGTCCTGTATCCTACGCATACGATAGTATTTAAATATGTACTCGCTATTCTTGTCTGGCACAGGCCACACGTTTATTTTTGGATTAGCTACAAGTCTTTCTATGTAAACCTGTATCGGCCTGCCTTCTGTTAGCTTATTAGGTATAGATGCGTAGGTGCTAACACTAATGCGATTTATTGTTAAGTCTTGTTGTGTGTATTCATCACCACTATTTGTGCGTATGACCTGTTCTAATAAATCAATCGTATCGGCTGGCAGATCGTATTGTGATGTGCCTTTTACAAGCGTCACCGTGCCTTCGTCAATAGTCCACAAATTAAGACCACGGTTCTGCCACTCGATTGTGAGTAGATTCATAGACCTTCGGGCTGTACGAAGATCGTACCCAGAACGCATTTCTCGACCAGCACGTTCCCACGCTTCTTCAGCGATCTCCGTGAAGTCCATATCAAATGCGGTTGTTCCAGAGGTAGCCATTTATTTCTTCTTAGCTGTAGTTTTCTTTTTAGCTGGAGCTTTCTTCTTTACAACAGGCTCTTCTACCCACGCCTCATTTTCTGGAGTAGTTGGATCATCAGCTACAAACTGACCCTCATCAGTTCTTGCACGAGTACGCTTAGTCTTCACTGCGGGCTGCAACTCAGCCAGTGCTGCGGTTGCTTCTTCCTTACTCATCAAATTAGCATTTACGACCTCGTAAGTACCATCTTCTTTCTTCCTGCCAACTTGAAAGACGGGCCTGCCGTCTGAAAAGTTTCCGTTTTGGAATACTTCTAAATCAGCCATTTTTACTACCTCTCACATATAAAGTTTTCTTTCTGCGGCCCCCCATAACAGCCCCACATCCTTTGTGATGTGATCGCATCAAACCACCATTTTTTGCAGTCCTAACCTTTGCTTTCTTTGTATTTGCTACTACTTGCTGGCCTTTTGCCCCCGCTTTCTTTTTCTTTCTAGCGGTTTTAGCCCGCTCTGCCTGACTTAGAGACTGTGCTTTTGCTTTCGGTAAACAACGGTCTGGATTCTTTTTGTTTTCTGATGTACCACACGGACCTTTTATCTTGCCGTCCGTGCCAATACGAACCCACTGTTGATCGCGCCACTGCTTTAACTGTCCCATCAGCTAACCTTCCTAGCCCTGCGTATAGCCTCTTTACCGCGCTTGGCTATACCTGCTTGCGTATGTTTACCTGCTGCTTTCGCTCTCTGTTCTAGCACTGTCAATATTTGTATCTTTCTGGCAAAAGGCTTTCTTATCTTCTTAACCCTAGCCACCGTATCACGAGCATCTTGAGCAGTTGCATACTTTATAGGCACAGTATCTTTAGGATTTTCATCCGTATACAACCTTCTGCCGCTGCCCTTTGGCTTCTTACCTGTTCCTACTTTAGGGTCTTTAGCCATTATCTTCTAACTCGTTTACGACCCCTAGCAGACGCTGGAGAGGTCGGCTTCTTCTTTTTGCTGCCCTTAGCATAATTAGGATCTTTGCAGTACTTAGAAGCTGCCATGTTTGCATACGCAGAAGGGTAGGTATCGAAGGTTCGTTTAGCCCATGCCTTACCAGCAGGGCATATCTTTCCCCCCGATTTAACCTTACCGCCTTTCTTATAGTAGTGTCGCATTACCTAAACTTAACTGGACGTACACCTTTACGAGCTATTCCAGCACCTCTTACCTTTGCCTTAGAGACTTTTTTCTTGGTAGCCATCTTAGACTTCTTACCACCTGCGGCGTAGCCTTTAGACTTCTTACCACCTGCGGCGTAACCTTTAGACTTCTTCATACCACCAGCCTGCATGAAGCCCATTTTGTTACGCACTTCTTTTGGTAGCTTCTTAAGACCTTTACCTTTGTTACCTTCTGGTGCGGGCTTGAGACCGCCAGCCATCATACCGGGAGCCATCTTTTTCTTGCCGCCCATAGCACCGCCTTTGGTAGACATTTTGGACTTCATACCGCCAGCCTTCATGCCCCTTTTAGTCTTGCGCTCGTACATACTTTGTTTCTTAGCCATTTCACTTGAACCTTGAATTTTTTTCTTCTCAGCGGGTTTTTTGAAATCAGAAGGCTTAGGTCTTCTACCCAACTCGTCAAACTTATTAAGATAGGTACGTAATCCTTTAGGTCCAGTAGTCAACCCAGCCGCTACTAGCTGCTCACGAGTAACATTAGCTAGTTTTCGATCACCCATCGGCCCCTTACCAACCACATCTCTACCACCCTTACCCGTGACCTTTGGACGCTTTGTAACAGGGGTGGACGTTACTTTTGGAGTAACACTTGCATCCACTGTTGGCGAGGTGGGTGTCATATTTACTTTTGGTAAATCCGACTTTGGAGTTTCGGGTCCAGTTGGCGTTGGCATGGGTGGACCCATCTTCTCCGCAGGTTGCCTAGCCTTTTTACGTTCTGGCCTTGCACCTCTATTTGTTTTTGTTTTTACCGGCTCGTCTTTTATTTTTCTGCCGACATTCATACGTCTTCTAGCCATAACTTACTCCGCGTATAAGTTGTTAAATATCTGATTAACGTCCAACGTGTAATCAAGATCCGATTTACTATAATGAACGTG